TGTTGACAAGTATAAAAACCCACCAACTAAACCTGCTCTTGAAATTGAGATTGATAAACGAAAAGATTTATCTGAAGACGAACATAAAAAAGTTTTAGAATTACTCTCATCTCTAGAAGACAGTAAAGTTGAATATGATTGGTTAGTTGATACTGTTGAAAAGTTTTGTAAAGACAAAGCAGTTTATAATGCTGTCGTTGATAGTATTAAAGTCATAGATGGCAAAGATAAAAATAGAACTCAAGAATCTATACCATCAATATTATCCGATGCATTGTCAGTTTCTTTTGATAGTCATGTTGGTCATGATTATATCGAACAATCTGAATCAAGATATGATTTCTATCACAAGAAAGAAAAGAAGGTAGAGTTTGATTTAGATTATTTCAATAAAATTACTAAAGGTGGTTTGCCTACTAAGACATTAAATATTGCACTTGCTGGTACAGGTGTCGGTAAATCTTTGTTTATGTGTCATGTTGCCGCTTCTACATTAATGCAGGGTAAAAATGTTTTGTACATAACATTAGAAATGGCAGAAGAAAGAATTGCAGAAAGAATAGATGCAAATTTAATGAATATTACCATTGACGATTTACATTCACTACCAAAGAAAATGTTTACAGATAAGATTAAAAAGATTTCTAAAAAAACAATGGGTAAATTAGTTATCAAAGAATATCCAACTGCATCTGCTCATTGTGGTCATTTTAGAAGTTTAGTAAAAGAACTTGCAATTAAGAAAAGTTTTAAACCAGATATTATTCTAATTGATTATTTGAATATTTGTGCATCATCTAGATTTAAAGGCAATGCCTCTGTTGGTTCTTATTTTTATATAAAGGCCATTGCTGAAGAGTTAAGAGGGTTTGCAGTAGAAACAAATGTTCCAATTATGTCAGCAACTCAAACTACAAGAGGCGCTTTTGCATCTACCGATGTAGGGCTTGAAGATACCTCAGAAAGTTTTGGTCTACCTGCGACTGCTGATTTAATGTTTGCATTAATATCAACAGAAGAATTAGAAGATTTAAATCAAATCATGATTAAACAATTAAAGAATAGATATAATGACCCTACTATGAATAAAAGATTTATTATTGGTATAGATAGAGCTAAGATGAAACTTTATGATGTTGAACAGACTGCTCAAGGTGATATTGTTGATTCAGGTCAAGACGAACCAGTTTTTGATAAATCAAAATTTGGAACAAATATGGAGAAAAAGAATTATGACAAATTCTCAGACCTCAAGATATAGAAAAAAGAAGGTAAGTTATTATTCAGATATCACATGGAAAAATAAAGAAGCAATATATGAAGTTATTGAACTACCAACAAATGATGTTGTTAGAACATTCAAGTTTCAGGAAGACGCTGAAGAAATGGCAAAAGACCTCAATAAAATTAAACCATTCGGCAGCGACCCATTACCTAATTTTTTAAAAGGAATAACATGGTAAAAACTCTCTTTAATAATCCTTGTTCGATAGTATTCTCAGAAAAATATCCTGTTGTGAAAGCAATGTACGATAATTATGAAACACTAAATCCTAAACTTGAAGAAGCAATTAGAAAACAAGGTGATAGAATACATTATAAATCAAATGTAAAAGCACAAATGACAGAATGGAGAATGTTTAATGAATCAGGTGGGGAACATTTTCAAGAAATAATAGAGTTTTCTATGAGAGTAGCAGTAGAAAACTCACCAGCTAAATTTACACCTGGATGTCCAGATTGTTGGGGCGCTGTTTATCGTAAAGGTGAATATGCTCAAAGACATGACCATTGGCCTTGTCTTTGGAGTTGGACTTATTATGTAAATGTATCAGATGAATGCTCACCTCTAGTATTTCCTAATGCTGGTGGTGCTTTTGTAAGACCAAAGAATGGTCTATTCGTATTATTTCCTGGTTGGGTAGTGCATGAAGTAAAACCACAACAAAATGACCATGAGAGGGTGATGGTTGCAGGTAATATTATTTCATTAGAACATGCCGGTAATTTTGGTAGTTGAGGGGTTGACATTCACTTAATTTATAAATATAGTTAAATATATGGAAGAATTGAGTAAAAATGCTAACATTTAAAGAATTTCTATTAGAAGACAAATCTGGTAAAAACTTACACCTAGAACATCTAGAAGATGAGATAATCAACTTTGGTGTCGGTGGCGCTAGAGGTGCTATTAATTTTCTTCAAGAATTAAGAAACATGTTATCAGGTAATTCATCTGGTGGTGTAAACATGACGGTAAAATGGGACGGTGCTCCTGCCATATTTACTGGTATTGACCCTGCCGATGGCAAATTCTTTGTTGCTAAAAAATCAGTATTTAATATCAATCCAAAACTATATAAGAGTAATAAAGAAATTGATGACGATGTATCTGGTGCATTAAATGAAAAGTTTAAAACTGCTTTTGCTGAACTTTCAAAATTAGGCATTAAGAATGTTCTTCAAGGTGATTTAATGTTTACCAATGATATTAACAAGGAGAAAATAGATGGAGAATCGTATCTTACTTTTCAGCCTAATACTATCGTTTATGCTACACCTGTTGATTCTGAATTGGGCAGACAAATCTCTAAAGCGAAAATTGGAATCGTCTTTCATACTACATACACAGGAAAATCATTACCAGAAATGAAAGCATCTTTTGGTGCAAATATAAGTTCACTTAAAAAACCTACGAGTGTTTGGATGGACGATGCGACATATAAAGATGTATCAGGTAAAGCAACATTTACAAAAAGTGAAACAGATGCAGTAACGGCAAAACTTTCACTTGCAGGTAGTATATTTAGAAGAATTAATGCAACCTTGTTAGAAAAGTTTATTAGACTACAAGGTGCAATGACAGGAAATTTGTCTGGTGCTAGTTTTAAAACTTACTTAAATACATTTGTAAGAAAAGGACTGGTCGTAAAAGATGTAAAAGGTGCAACTGTTGGATATTTAAAACATGTTGATAATCATTTTACAAAAATGAAAGACAAAGTAAAAACATCAGGAGCAAAAGGAAAGATTGAAAGAAATCAAAAAGAGTATCTTCGTGAATTTGCAAAGCACACAAGAAATTTAGAAAATGTCATTTCTTTTCAAAACTCTTTGGTGGCCGCAAAACAACTTATTGTTAATAAGTTAAATTCGGTTAAATCAATCGGCACATTTATTAAAACCGATAAAGGATATAAAGTTACAAATCCAGAAGGTTATGTTGCGATTGATAGTGGTGGAAGTGCAGTTAAATTAGTAGATAGAATGGAATTCAGTTATAATAATTTTACTGCAATAAAAAGTTGGGATAAGTAATGAAAACATTTAAACAATATCTTAGATATCTTGGAGAATTGACAATATCTCCAGATTATGTCATGAAAGGAATAGAGAATCCTTTTTATGATTTAGATATAGATATTCAAAAAGATATTATTCCTGCCGTAGGTGATGGAAAAATAAAATTCAAAAACACTAGAAAACCATCTGGAACTCTCATAAAAAATTATGGGGGTAAATTTCATTTTCAAATTAACAAAGATGATGAAGATATTGATAAGTATATCACCACAACCAAAAAAATGGTTAAATCTCATCTTGGTCAAAAACAAAGAAAAAATGCAACTGCATCATCAAATGTTAATGAATATCTAACAGTACATTTCATAGTGCATAGAAACTTCACAACACCAGAAGATTTCATGGCAGATATTGGTGACATGAATGGCACAACTGGAGTTTTACTTGCAGATGGTAAACCAGTTACTTATGAAAAACTAAGACAATTAATTGATGAAGATGAGACTGCAATTAGAGATATTAATATTGGTTATCAAAATTCACTTGCAGTTATAGAAGATTTAAAAGGAAAAGCAATAGATAAATTATATTGGGTGCCTAAAGGTAAACCAGAGGGAGTTGGTCAAAAGAATCCGTCTGATGTTATAATAAAATTAACTGATGGTTCCTTTATAGGATATTCAAATAAAATTTCATCTGGAGCAGATAAGACACCAAAGATTAATACAACTATTACTGCATATTATGAAAAGTTAAAAGATACAAGACAATTAAGAAGTATTCATAATATGACACATGATGCATGGAATTATGCAAAAAGTTTAGTTCCTAAAGATAAGAAGATTGCATCTACGGCAATTAATAATTTTATTATTGAAAGAGAAAAATTTTCTGAAACTTCATCTAAAATGGCATTTGCAAGACTATCAAAGTCATTTAGACAAGATAGACTTAATTTTTATACGAATGATTATTACTATCCATTTAGAAATAAAATGATTGAGTTATTTTCAAATTATATTTCAGAATCAAGAAATCTTACATATTTTTTAAATACGGTTGGATATTATACATATGATGACCCAGATGTTACACCCTGCCCATATAAACTTTTAATTGGTAGTGAAAAGAGTTCTTCACTAAGAGAAGTATCATCTGATGAGTCTAGTAGAGAAATATTCTTTAACACCAAACCATCAAATTATAGTAACATTAAAATAAATTATGATAATAAAGGTCAGACTTTTGCTTTATCATTTTTATATAAACCTCTAAATACAAAAATTGAGGCATCTATTGTTTTAAGAACAAGAGCAAGAGGTGGATGGTCGGGTAAAGCACTTTATATTACAACGCCAGGATTTAAGAAAAAATGAAAACATTTAAACAATACATAAAAGAGGCACCTAGAATACCTAGAAAGAAAGGTCAACCTGCTGGTTCAGACTCACATTCTGATTTATACACTGATGAAAACCCTAAGGGTACTATTCATGGTTTAGGTTTTAAAGATGTTAAAACTGCAAAAGCAAGTGTTAAAAAAATAGAAAGTAGTGGTAAGAAACACGCACATAAAATACAGGCGGCAATAGCAATGGAACAAAGAGCAAGAGTTATGGGTAAAACTGCTGAGGCAAATGTCTATCGTGCATATATTGAAAAGATGAAAAAGAAAACTAAAGAGATGCAAAAAGAAAATGTATCACAAAGAGAGATAAATGATTTAGAAAAGTTTGCAGATAGAATACTTAAAAAGTATGGTGTTGA